TCAAAAAACAATCAGACATGGGGGCTCTTGGTCCGTCGTCTATTCCCCAGGTAGATGCATCTGGGAAAGTAATTGACACCGCGTCTAAAGCTGGCCGCAATGTTGGCAAAGTTAAAGACATGGTCGAGGCTGGTCCAATGACCCAATTTGGGCGTTCGGCTGCAAGTTTATTTGATGTCACCCTTGGGTCTATTGCTCCAGGCATTATTGAACCGATAACCTATGCTGGCGCCAGGGCAGCAGGCAAGAGCCCAACCCAGGCCAAAGAAATCAGCACGGGCGCTGCAAAACCATTTGAGCAGCCATTAGGCCGCACTTTGGGAATAACGGAAACCCCAGAATATAAGGGAGAGGTTGGCCGCCGGATTACTGATTTTATTGGCGAGAACTTTCAAAAGGGCGCTGCGTGGATTGCTGAGAAGACCGGAATGCCGGTCCAAGATGTGGAAAACATGATGGGAACCATGGTTGCAGGCGGTGGCATTAAAGCTGCACCGGCCATCCAAAGGGGTGCGGTTAAAGCAGCCGAAAAAATTGAAGGCGCCATTCCAGGGCAGACAATCCCCACAACGCAGCCGACACCGGCAAAACCAAAAATAACTTACGCAGAATTTCAAGAGCAGCTAAATGCAAAACGAGGTGCCGTTGGATTGCCGCCGGCCCCGCCAGTCAAGACTGCAACGATGCCTGCGCCAACAACCCAAACACCATTTCCAGAAATTAGATATGCCCCAAAAGGCGCGGTTAACCTATCAGAGCAAGATGCCAGAAAGGCGGTCTTGTCTCGGATTGGTTTACCAGAAGCAAGAGAATCTTCAATTCTTGGGGATGGCATTGCCGCGTCCAATGAATTTCAAACCAGCAGAGCATCTGCGCCAATTGGTTATTTCTACAAAGATGTCTTGGCTAATGAGCGGGCGGCACTAGAAAACTTTGGAGAGCAAATTATTCGCCGTACCGGCGGATCAATTGGACTTGATGAAAACAGTTTATACAACCGCGGAAATGCCATTGTTAAACCGTTTGATGATTTTAAAAATGTTTTAGAAACTCAAATGAGCCAGGCTTATGACCAGGCTAAACAGATTGCAGCGGGACAACCGGTAGTAAACCCAACTAATTTGCAAAACTTTTTAAATACAAATTCAAATTTTGTTGTTAACCAAAATTTTATAGATTTACGAAACGGCATCAAAACACATTTAAGAGAAGCTGATTTGCTTACAAAGGATGGTCGCATTAAGCCGATGACCGTTGATCAAGCAGAAAATTTGCGTAAATATATAAATGGAAATTGGTCTAATGAGCGGTCTAATCTTATTGGCCGAATAAAAGATAGAATTGATAATGATGTGACAAAAGTCGCCGGCGAAGATGTATACAAAAATGCCCGCGATATCAGAACTAAAATTCGCACATTATTTGATGACCCCAAGGGCGTAGCCAAAATCATGGACTACGACCCAAAGGCTCCAATGAATCGTTCCGTTGCTATTGAAAAGATAGCCAAAACAGTCGAGACCATGAGCGTGGATCAGCAGCGCCACCTTATTAAACTGTTGAAAGAAATGCCTGACGAAGTGCGGCCACAGGCAGACCTGGCCATAGCAGAAATCAAAGGTCACCTGGCAAACCGTATTTTGGAAGAAGGCGCCAAAAACAAAGGCCAATGGAATGCCAAAAATGTTACTGATTATTTAAACAATAACAATAAGAAATTAGGCATTTTGATGGAAGACCCAGAAATTGCGCAAATGGTAAAAGATTTGCACGATGCTGGCCATATTCTTAAATACGACCCAGCTTATCCTGGCGCCGCAATCCAAACCAGCAACTTAATTAAATTAGGTGTAATTGGAAGTTTGGGAACTGTTGGAACTGGTATTGGCGCTGGCATCGGCGGTTTGTTTGGCGGACAAACAGGCGCATTGTATGGTGGCGGCGCCGGAGGAACGGCAGGCACCGCAGTCGGAGTCAAAGCTATGGAAAAATCTGCGTTAAGAGCCGGAAAGAAAAAGATGGTTCCCCTTAGAGATGTTGGAAAAGGAAAATAAACATGGCAGTCAATCTCTCACCAATAGGAAACGGTTTTCAATTTTTTAATAACGATGGATTGCCCTTAAATGCCGGCAAGATTTATACATACCAGGCTGGATCAACTACGCCTTTGGCAACGTACACCAGCAGCTCAGGACTTACGGCTAACGCTAACCCTATTATTCTAGGAACAAGCGGTAGACCTCCTAACGACATCTGGTTGACTGAAGGGTTCTTCTACAAGTTTATTTTAAAGGATTCGGCAGACGTAACCATCCAGACCTACGACAACCTTTACGGGATTATTGGCGCAACGCCACCGGCTGCAACACCAATTCCTGCTGGCGGTATTTTCTTATGGTCCGGGTCGATTGGGTCTATCCCTGCGGGCTACGTCCTGTGTAACGGATCTAACGGAACGCCTGACCTGAGAGACCGGTTTATTGTTGGCGCTGGTTCTACCTACGCGGTAGACGCTACCGGCGGTTCTGCGGATGCAATAGTTGTAAGCCACACGCATACGACTACTGTGACTGACCCCGGACATAATCACAGCGCATCAAGATTTTCAAATAATGAAGGTTTCGGCCCGGGTGGTAATATATATGGCGCTTCTTTACAAAGTGTTAGTGTTACAACAACTAACACAACAGGAATTACCGTTACAAACGCATCGGCAGGAACTTCAGGCACAAACGCTAATTTGCCCCCGTACTACGCGCTTTGCTACATTATGAAGACCTAAAATGGATTGGCAAACACTCATAAATCTTGGTCTGGGGTGTGTTATTGCGGTTGTTGGATGGTTTGCCAGAGAGATTTGGGATTCCGTTAAAGAACTGCGCAGAGATATCCATCAAATAGAAAAAGACTTACCAGAAATTTATGTGCGCCGAGATGACCTAAAAGAGGTGCGCATAGAGATGATTGCTAGGTTTGACAAACTTGAAAGCATAATGTCATCGTTTTTTGATAGGCTAAACGACAAGGCGGACAAATGAATTATGGCGGAACTCGACCCAATTATTGCGGCGGCACAGAATGCCACCAAAGGCATAAAGTCTGCCATTAAATCCGGCAAGGAAATAAGCGCGGCCGTTGAATCTATTCAAAACTTTGGCGTAGCAGAACTAAAGGCCCGCCAGGCATACAAGCTCAAAACTAAGACCAAGACAGACGAAATCACCATTATGACCGCCATGGCGGAATGGCGAAGGCTCTATCGAATAAAACAAATGGAAGATGAGGTCAAAGAATTACTCTGCCAGCAGTTTGGCGAGGATGAGGGCCGCAGACAATTTGGCAAGGTTTTGGATCTAAAAGAAAAGATGCAAAACGAAGCCAGAACAAACAAGCAAGAATTAAACGATGATCTAAAACGGTGGCGCCAGGTTCAAATTTATGCGGTGATGTTCTCGTCGTTGTTAGTCACCCTGTATTACATTTATAAGGGCCATCTATGAGTGAGCGCCAGGATACCCTAACCAAGGTTCTGGCGTATGTAGACTCGCCGTTCAAATTGTTTGCATTGATCTTGATGGCGGTATTGGCGTTCTTCGGTTATATGCTCCACGACAACCGAGACATAATCATTGGAACATATCGGGAACACCAGAAGCTGCCACAAATTGCTGAAGGCCGAATTGATGATGCGGCAACGCACCTGTTCAAATACACTGGTGCCCAGGTTGTCGCCGTGTTCAAAGTAAACCCAATAACAAACAGTCGGACCTTGTTTCGGGCATACACCAAGGAAGGTCGAGAAAAAAGCATGGAAGGGCTTGATGTTGGGCTCTTTAGCAGCAACGCATCAAACAATAAGGATGTGGTGGCCATGATGGCCAATGAGATACCGTGCGGAGAATACAAGACCGCACAGTCAGAAATCGGCCTTTGGTACATCGAAAAGGGGATGACCTACGGGTGCCGAGTAAGCGTTCCACCGGAAAGCGGCCGGTTCATTGGCCAGATTACGGTTGGTTGGGCGGCCCCGCCTGCGGATCTTGACCAGACCAGGGCCATGTTATCAATTGCGTCAGCAATTCTTGCAAAGGAAAAGAAATGATCCCATTGGCAGCAATTCTAAGTATTGGCGAAAAGGTCTTGGACCGTGTGATGCCCGACCCCCAGGCAAAAGCCGAGGCCCAGGCAAAACTGATGGAAATGGCTCAGAAGGGTGAACTGGCCCAGCTTGAGGCAGATGTCAAAAAGATGGAAATTGAGATGAAGGACCGAGACTCTGCCCGCGGGCGCGAGTCTGCTATGGCTGCCGCTGATGTCCATCCAATAACTAAAAACATCAACTCAATACTCAGCTTAGGCGTCATTGCCCTGTCGTTTATTCTCTTTGCAATCTTGATCTTTATTGAAGTTAAGCCAGCCGCTAAAGACATTTTGATCTATATCCTGGGTGTCTTATCGGCCGCGGTAACCCAGATCCTTTCTTATTACTTTGGGTCTAGCGCCGGTTCCAAGGAAAAGAGTAAACAATTAGATGACCTATTGGAGAAGAAATGAACTTATCCCAAAACTTCACTCTCGAAGAACTTACCCGCTCGGACGCGGCCGCTCGAGGCGGATGGGAAAATACCCCCAACGAACAAGAAATTGAAAACCTGAAGCGCCTGGCTGCGCTGCTCCAGGATGTTAAGGCTGCCGTGGGCGGAAAGCCGGTAATGATCAACTCGGGGTTTCGCAATAAACAAACCAATGATGCGGTGAATTCCAAAGATTCGTCTCAGCACCGGCTGGGCTGCGCCGCGGACCTACGGGTGCCTGGCATGACCCCCAGGAAGGTTGTAGAGGCCTGCATAGAGGCCCAGGTGCCGTTTGATCAGATTATCCTGGAGTTTGACGCCTGGACGCATATCAGCGTTTCTAATAGCCCAGAACAGGCTCCCCGAGGGTCAAAATTAATTATTGACCGCCAGGGAACCAGGCCGTTTGCCTGATAAACTAAATCCGCAACTCCTCTAGCTTGTCTTTCCCCACCCCCCAGGTGGGGTTTTTTTTCTGGCCTTGATGGAAATCATCAAGCCACAGACGCAAGCAGGCCATCTCCAGGTCTTCAGAGATTGGCTCTTTTATAGACAAGGCATCCTTTCGGCCGTCACGATAAGCATTGTGAACGGCCTCCAGGTGCGCTAAGACCAACAGTACCGAGCCCAGGATTAATACAACGGGGCGCACGACACATCCACCACAACATCACGGGTCACGCCGCCAACCTTGCGTTTACCGTAAATCACAACTGCCCTGGTCCTAGCGACCTGGCAATCCTGAATGGCGTTAACAACCTCGAGCCGGCTCATCGAATGGATCTCTTTATCGACTAACAACTCCTGTTCGGGGATTGCGGACTTCTGGGGCAACACCCCGCAGCCCGAAAGCAAAAACAAGCAAACTCCTGTAATTATCATTTTCATACTACCTCCGTAATGGTGATTCGGACCCGCACCGCAACGCCTTCGATTTTGTGTTGATTTATCCAATCGATAGCCGCCTTTTGGGTTTGGAAAGTTAAATAGGGCCAACCTATTGCTTTTGGATTTTTGATATAAAAATTCTTGCATTGAATGGCCCAGGTTTTAAAAGGCAACATTAAAAGGGAACATCGTCTTCAATGTCATGGAAACTCTGCTTAGAGGCCCGTGGAGCCGGTTCTGCCTGTTCCGATGACCTGGGTCCAGCAAACTCTAACTCGCCCACCCTGGCCCGCAGAGACACGCCTTCGGACCCATCTTTGCGTTTATAGACCTCAATGTGGGGCTCGGTCATGCTTACAAACAACTGCTGCCCCTTTCCCAGGTAAGGCCTCAACTTCTCGCAACGGTCCCCCCACATGGTCCCATTGACCCATTGGGTGGGCTGCTTGCCATCAACCTTGCGGCCGTAATTGAAAGCTAGGGAAAGGTCCATAATCGCCTTGCCATCGGCGGTATATCGGATCTCGGGGTCATTGCCCAGGCGGGCCATTCCAATCATCAGCATGGTAAATCTCCTCTATCAAAAAAATTCGATTTGTTATTAAAAAAATCAAACAGGGCCTCGCACTCGGCCAAAAACTTCTCGGCCGCCTTCTCAACCTCCGCAATTTCTTCTGGAGTAGGTTTGAACTTCTTAATAAAAAGGTCTCTGCCTTCTCCCATCCGCGGGTCGTAGGATACAAACCAGACATCTTTACCCGTGCAAGCCGACTGCAAAATCATTTGCGGCTTATGCTCTTCCGGCACTACCTGGCTGGCAACCCATTTCATATGTGTCTTGCTTTTGGGCGCCTTCACTTCGATCAGGCAACCGTCACTTACGAATCCGTCCGGCGAACACCCCAGAAAGGGTATTTTTGGATGGTCCAGAAATGGCGCGTCTGTGACTATCAGGCCGGTTACAGACTCAAACCGTTCCTTGGCTGCGGCCTCTTGTTCGGTACCCCATTGCATCTCGGTGGTCACATATTTATCCGCAAAGGTGTCTGTGATCCTCTCGGCCACAACCTCATACCGAAGATTTTCGCGCTCACTAGACTCTTTGCCAGATTTCAAAAAATTCATAG